TGCCCGCGTGACCGGCGAACGGGTCGACCGCGGACAACCTGATTGCCCTCGCCTACAGCGTTGACGGCATGGCTCGCATGCTGCCTGGTGCTGGATTCATGGTCAACACCGCAACTCTCGGATTCATCCGTAAGTTGAAGGACAACGATGACCGTTACATTTACGACCCGACTGTGGGTGGCCCTTCGACCATCCTCGGAATGCCTGTTTACGAGAACCCTGCTGTTGCAGACATCGGAACTGGCAACAAGGCCGTATTGTTTGGTCACTGGCCTTCGGTGAAGGTTGCGACCACTGGTCTTGAGGTTGCAGTGTCGAACGACGCTTACTTCGCCAACGATGTGACCGGTTACCGTTTCGTCTACCGCCTCGGCGCTGGCGTTGCTAACGGTGCTAACCACATCAAGTACCTGGCTCTTGCATAAGCATTAGCTAACAGGCTGAAAGCCCTCGTCGTGTTGTAGGTTTCACGGCGGGGGCTTTCGCTATGCTAGGCGTCATGCCTACAGAAAAAGTCAAAGGGCTTATTGCCTTAGCAAGCAATTCTCCTGGCTCCCCTACGGGTTATGGTCAACAGGCTGAGCATCTTGTTCGCTCCCTGATGGAGCATGGTGTGAAGACGGCTGTGTTGTCGAATTATGGGCTTGAGGGTGCCATTGACAAGATTCCGACCAAGCATGGTGACGTGTTGCACTATCCGAGAGGTGTTGCACCTTATTCGCAGGATGTGTTGACGACCTGGTTCACGCATTTCAGTTCTCAGCACCCAAACCTGCAAGGCGCGATCATGACGCTTTATGATGTCTGGGTTTACAACCAGTGGAAAGACGAAGTTCCCGTGATTTCGTGGGTGCCGTTGGATCATGTCACGATGCCTCCTCAGGTTGCCTCGTTCCTGAAGCGCGATAACGTGACCCCGGTGGCGATGTCCCCGTTCGGCAAGCGCCAGCTCGATGACACGGGTATAGACAGCGTGTATATACCTCACGCGATTGACACGAATGTCTATAAGAAGACGGACACGATTCTGAACGGTCAGGGTGAGAAAGTTCCGACACGAGAGTTCATGGGTATCGACCCTGACACGTTCTTGGTGTCGATTGTTGCAGCTAACAAAGCCAACGGCCTCATCCACCGTAAAGCGTATGCGGAGAACTTGTTGGCGTTCTCGATGTTCCATAAGAAGTTCCCGAACTCTCACTTGTATATTCACTCGGATCCTGCACCTACGACGGGCGGGTTCGATTTGAAGGTGTTGCTGAAGGCGACGGGTATTCCTCCGAGCGCTGTGACGATTGCTAACCGTGAGATGTTGCGGATTGGTTACCCGAAGGAGCAACTTGCTGCGATTTATTCTGCAAGCGATGTTCTCCTGGCGACGTCGTATGGTGAGGGGTTTGGTGTGCCGACGATTGAGGCGCAGGCGTGCGGCACTAGGGTGATTGCTTCTGGTTGGGCTGCCTCGGTGGATTTGGTGTCGGAGGATTCGTTCTTGGTCGAGGGACAGCCGTTTTACGATGAGCCTCAGAAGGCTTTTTTCCAGGTTCCGACTTTGGGGTCGCTGGTGTCTGCCCTGGAGCAGGCGTATCACGCGGAGCGAGGTTTCAGTCCGGTGGCACGAAAGTTCGCACTCAACTTCGACATCCCGAAAGTGTTTGACGAGTATTGGCTCCCGTTCCTGAAGGATTATTTTGGCACGTCTTGAGGACTTGGCAAGCGCTCACTACGGCGAAACAATCTGGGTGTTGGGTTCCGGCCCGTCACTTAATTTCCTGAGCCCGTCATTCTTTGAGGACAAGACAACCGTGAGCACTAACTTGAGCGCTCACACTCTCGGCTTCGTGCCTGACTATGTTTTCAGTCATTATCACCGGTCGGCGAAGGAGATGCCCGCCAGGATGGAGAAGGTGACGTTGAAGCGTGACACGTTGTCGCTGGAGGAGTGGGCGGGCGATGTCCCTGACGATGTTGTGCTCATTGAGCAAGACAACTATAACCCGCCCGGCTCGGCATGGAACCCGTTGACTACTCACCCTCCGAAACCTCATTCGTTGGCTTATGGATCGTCGAGTTTGCATGGGGCAATGCACTTGGCTGCGTGGTTGGGTGCAAAGCATATTGTTTTGGTTGGTGCTGATTGTGGAACTATTGACGGTGAGCATCGTGTCGAGGGTTACCCTGACGGCGACAAACTCTGGGCTTTATATAACGAGCACCATAAGCTGATGAAGGAGTGGCTTGTTCGCGAGTATGGGGTGACGGTGTATTCGTTGAATCCTTTTGTGAACTTGAATCTTGAGGGCCACAAGTTTGAGGGTGTCTAATGTTGCCTAACCTGACAGTGCCAGTGTTGAACCGGTATGACCTTCTGCAAAGAATGTTGTCCTCGATTGACTACCCTGTGAAGCACTTGCTCGTTATTGACAACGGGGCGAGCATGGTGCTGGAGGATATGGAGGTCGATGTTCCTGATTGTGTCGAGTTCACGACTTATCTGCCCATGCCAGCGAACCTGGGCGTGGCTGCGTCATGGAATCTGGGGATAAAGTCGTTTCCTTATGATGACCGCTGGTTTTTCGCCTCGAACGATGTGGTGTTCAAACCAGGTGCCCTTGAGAGGCTCTGTGAGGCTCGTACAGACGAGATAACCCTTTCTAAGATGTTTCCCCATTGGCACGCTTTTTCTGTCGGCTATGAGGCTGTCAGGCGCTTGGGTTTGTTCGATGAAGCATTTTTTCCCGCATATTTTGAAGACAACGATTACAACACTCGCGCCAACCGTTTCGGAGTGTCAATCAGGAAGTTGGACATCCCGGCAGATCACGACAACTCGTCAACCTTGAAATCGGATCCTGTGTTTCATGCGTTGAACGGTGACACGTTCGCACGAAACCAGGCTTACTATCAGGCGAAGATAAAACATCAAAACTTCGGCCCTGGGGGTTGGGATGTGGAACGTCGCAGACTGAACGGCTGGGAGGGTGACCGGTAGAATGAGTGTGGAGGCTTTTCATGGCGATTACTAACGGTTATTGTTCGCTTGCGGATGTTAAGGCAGCGGCTCGCATCACGGATTCAATCGATGACACCCTGCTCGAACTTTCTATCGAGTCGGCATCGCGTGAGATTGATTCTTACACTGAACGGGTTTTCTATCAGACAGGATCCGAGGGGACACCTGTTGCACGAGTGTATGTTCCTCAAGATTTGTATGTTGTCGAAACTGACGACATCATTTCTGTGACGACGTTGAAGACTGACAGTAACGGTGATGGAACTTTCGACACAACTTTCGACACTTCAGATTTCCAGCTCGAGCCGTTGAACGGGCTCGCGGGTGGGATTGACACGCCTTACACTCGCATTCGCGCTGTGGGAACCTACTTGTGGCCTACTTACGAGCCCAGGAATGTTGACGCTAATCAGGCGAGCGTGCAGGTGACGGGTGTGTTCGGTTTCGCTACTGTGCCGACAGCGGTTCGGCAAGCCTGCATTCTGTCTGCACTCCGACAGTACAAGCGCTACGAATCCCCCACTGGTGTTCTCGGTTTCTCAGACTTGGGAGCTGTGCGGGTTGGCACGAAACTTGACCCTGACGTTGAGCGCATGATTCAGCCTTACCGGAAGCTGAGGATGGCGTGACCGTAACCGGTATGCGTACAGCCCTCGCAACAAACTTGGGCACCATTTCAGGGATTCGCACCTACTCCGACATCCCGGATAACCCGATGATGCCTGCAGCAGTTGTGCAGTTGCAGTCTGTTTCGTACGACCAAGCGTTCCAGCGTGGCCTCACCGAATACAACTTTGTTGTGACGGTTATCTTCGGCAGGGTGGCGACTTCGCAGGCGCAACGGTCTATGGATCAGCTCATTGATGACGGTGGCGGTAGGTCTATCAAGACCGCTATCGAGTCAGACAAGACCCTCGATGGAAACGCTTTCGATACGAGGGTGGGGGAGATGACTAACATCACCTCCATTACAATTGGAGATATAACGTATTTGTCAGCGGATTTCGCTGTCATTGTCTACGCGGACTAAGGAGAAATTGTGGCAAAGTTTGTTGCTACTGATTACAGAATCACAATCAATGGGACTGACTTCAGCTCAAGCTTGGCTGCAGCTACCCTTGACATTTCAGCTGCTGAGCAGGAAGTGACCGCGTTCGGTGACACTTTCGTTCAGCGGATCGCAGGCCTGAAGGATGCAAGCATTTCGCTTGACTTCCACCAGGACTTCGGCGCTGCCTCGGTTGACGCTGTGTTGTTCCCACTGTTGGGCTCGAACGCAACCGTGGTAATTGCACCCACCTCTGGCGCTACAGCTGCAACGAACCCTGCTTATAGCGGTGTGTTCCTCTGCACCGAGTACCAGCCCTACGCTTCTTCTGTGGGTGACCTTGCAACGCTCAGCGTTTCATGGCCTCTCGCTGACGGCACGATCAGCCGAGGAACTGCGTAAACCATGAATCCAATAAACCTACGCATTGAGTTCATCGACGGTTCATCAGCTGAGGTCACGGCTATTGCTGCTGACCTGATTGCTTTCGAGTCACGCTTCGATTTGAGTGTGGCACGCCTTGAGAAGGAGATTCGGCTCACTCACTTGTTCTTCCTGGCCTATAACGTGCAGAAACGTACTGGGGTCACTACGGAGGAGTTTGAGAAGTGGGCCGAGTCTGTTTCTATGGTTGCTGAGGCTTCAGGAAAAAAATAGTTGGGCTAGGTGATTCTAGCCTTCACTGGGAGATTGCAGCCCTAGCAGTTGAAACGGGGATTAGTCCTCGTGAGTTGATGCAACTGGAGCCTCGTATGTTGTGGACTATGGGGCGTTATATTGTGGCGCGTTCTCAAGCCCAGTCCGGTAAGCGAGGGCGCAAGTAGAATAGAAGTATTATGGCGCAACAAACTAGAGCTGGCGGTCTTCCAGGGTTTGTTGTTAGCGCTGAGAATCTTCAGGTTGTGTTGAAGGAGCTGAGGGCTCTGGAACCTAATCTTCGCAAGGAGCTTGTGGCGGAGATGAAACGTGATGTGAAGCCTATTGGTACGGATCTGTTGTCTAAGATTCCTGGGGCTCCTCCGTTGAGCGGGTTTTCTCCTTCTAGGGGTGATTCGCCTTATATTTGGCGCAAGCCTCGCATGAGTGTGAAGACTCCGTTCGCGAAGCGAGCTAAGAAACCTGGAACTTTTCCTGTTGTGTCGATTCAGTTCAATGACCGCAGACCTAATGCTGGTTTGTCAATTTTGGAGCTGGCGGGTACTGCGAACATTGGGAAAGATAAGGGTGGTTTGACTCAGCGTGGGCGCAACATGATTAGGGGTCTTGACACTGCTGGTTATCCAGTGAAGAAGGGCCTGGGGCGTTTTGTTATCCCTGAGTTCAAGGAGAAGCAGGGTCAGGCTACGAGGATTGCGGTGGGTATTTTGGAACGTTACGCAGCTAAGGTGAACCGGAGGCTCAAGTGAGTATCAATCTCCCTATTGTTAGCAAGTTTGACCCGACGGGGCTCAAGCAGGCTCAGAATGCTCTGGGTGGGTTCAAGAAGACTCTGGGCACTGTTGCTGTTGCTTTGGCTGGTGCGCTCTCTGTGCGGGCTGTGGGCGATTTTGCGAAGGCAAGCATTGGCGCTGCTTCGGATCTTGAGGAGTCGCTCAACGCGCTCTCAGTGTCTTACGGTGACGCTTCTGAGGGGATTGCGAAACTTGGTGAGGATGCCGCGACCAGGCTTGGTGTAACACAATCGGCGTTCAATCAGGCTGCAGTTCGGTTCTCGGCTTTCGCTGAGCGTGTTGTCGGTGAGGGTGGAAACGTTGAAGGTTTCGTCGATGACATTACGACGAGGGCTGCTGACTTTGCTTCGGTGTTCAACATTGACGTTGCTGAGGCCCTGCAAGTATTCCAGTCTGGTTTGTCTGGTGAGGCTGAGCCTCTGAAACGTTTTGGTATCAACCTTCTGCAGTCTGAGGTGCAGGCTTATGCGCTTGAGCAGGGCCTAATCTCTGTTGGCGAGCAGATGACTGAGGACATCAAGACTCAGGCACGTTATGGCTTGCTTATGCAGGAAACGGCGAAGACTCAGGGTGACTTTGCGAACACTTCTGACGGGTTGGCTAACTCGCAACGTATTCTGTCCGCGAACTTTGAGGATATGCAGGCGACTGTGGGTGGGGCTTTGCTTCCCGCGTTCGCAGCGCTCTCGGCGGGGTTGCTCCCGGTTGTGGAGCAGTTGGGGCCGACACTTGGGCGGGCTGTCGAGTCTTTGACCCCAGCTCTGGAGGATTTGGCGTCGCAGATTCCTGGGTTGCTTACGGCGTTCATGCCTTTGGTGCCCATGTTTGTTGAGTTTGTTCGCATTGTGTTGCAGTTGGCTCAGGCCGTGTTGCCGATTCTGTCGAAGTTGTTTGAGTCGCTCATCCCAACTTTGCAGGGTTTGTTGCCACCAATCATGATTATGATTGAGCAACTTTTGCCTCCCCTGGCTGATTTGTTCATGATGTTGGTTGCTGCGATTGGGCCGATGATTGAGGCTGTGCTTCCGATTCTGACTGGCCTTCTGATTGCTTTGGCTCCGATCCTGATTCAAGTCGTTCAAGCGTTTTTGCCGTTGCTGGAGATGATTATCCCAATTTTGACGGATTTGCTGGAGTTCCTGATTCCTGTTATGACTACGGTGGCGCAGATTCTCGCTATCCTCCTGGTAACTTCCGTGAACTTTCTTATTGAGGCGTTTCAAAACTTCATGGATTTCTTGGAGCCCTTCACCGCAAAGTTCGAGGAAACGTTTGGTGGGATTTCGGACTTCTTCTATGGCATTGTCAACGGCATGATTGGGTTCTTCGAAGGGTTCGCCAACTCGGTCATTGGCGGTGTGAATGCGATCATTCGAGCGTTCAACCGGTTGCAGATTGATGTGCCTGCGACGGCGTTCACTGACGCTTTCACTATTGGGTTCAACATCCCCGAGCTTTCTAAGATTGCTTTACCTCGTGTTGCTTTGGCCCAGGGTGGGATTGTGACCGGCCCCATGAACGCTCTGATTGGTGAGGCTGGCCCTGAAGCGGTCATCCCGTTGAACAAGATGCCGAAGGGCAACACTTACAACATCACGGTCAATGCCGGTGTCGGAACTAATGGTTCTCAGGTGGGTGAGCAGATCGTCAATCTGATTCGCAAGTATGAACGGACTTCTGGCCCTGTGTTTGCGAGGGCGTAATGACGTTATCTGTTGAGCTTGGTATTTCGAAGGCTTTCACTCTTGACGACCCTGTTGCGGGTGTCCTCGATAACGTTGATTTTCTGTTGGGTGGGGTGGCGTTTGAGGATGTGACGTCGCGGGTTCGTTCGATTTCTTTGGGGCGTGGGAAGAACCGTGACCTTGACCGGTTCAATGCTGGCTCGTTGTCGGTGACGTTCAACAATGAGGATAGGGCGTTTGACCCGTTGTTTGCTTCGTCGCCGTTCTTTGGGGATATTGTGCCGAGGCGTGACGTTAGGGTTTTGGCTGGGACTGCTGTGCAGTATGTGGGGAAGGTTTTGGATTGGAACCTCTCTTATGAGCCGAATGGTCGCCAGTCTGCGGAGTTGCAGGCTGCTGACGGGTTCACGTTTCTTGCTCAACAGGTTGTGACGCCTGGGACTGCAACAGCACAGTTCTCTGGGGCTCGTGTTGAGGCTGTGTTGGATATGGAAACGGTGGATTGGCCTTCGACGGATCGTGATATTGACACGGGTGCTTCGGAGTTGGGTGCTGACGTGTTCGACGGTAACGCGCTGTCGTATTTGCAGAAGGTTGAGCAGTCTGAGGCTGGGCTTTTGTTTATTGATAAGCAGGGGAGGGTGGCGTTTCGTGACCGCTTAGCTTCACCCACTGTGGGTGGGGCTCTCGTGTTTTCTGATGTGGCGGGGTCTGGGATTCCGTTTGCTCCGGCTGCGGTGGAGTATGGTTCGGAGCAGTTGTTCAATCAGGTGACGGTGACAAGCCCGTTCGGTACGGCTACGGCGAACTCGTTGTTATCGCAGACTCGTTATGGGATTTTGGAGCGTGATGTTGACACGCTTCTTTCTGACCAGTCGCAGGCGGAGGGTTTGGCGAACTTTCTGGTGGGGCGTGATGATGAGCCGGAGTATCGTTTCGCACAAATCGCGATTGACATTGACAAGCTGAGCACTGCGCAGGAGGCTGACGTGTTTGGCTTGGAGATTGGTGATGTTATTCAGGTGCAGTTGACGCCTGGGAACCCTCCGACGGGTTCGGCGATTGAACGTTACGGGCGGGTTATTTCGATTGCGCATAGTGTTGAACCGGATTCGCATTTTGTGACGATTGGTGTGGGGTCGGTTCAGACTTCGTTGTTCGTTTTGGATGACGCGGAGTTCGGTAAACTAGACGGAGCAGGCATTCTGGCCTTCTAACTTAGGAGCATGTTTTGAGCGGTAGAAAAGTTTTCACGGCTGGTGAGGTTCTCCAGGCTGCTGATGTGAACGATTTTTTGATGGATCAGTCTGTGATGGTGTTTGCTGGTACTGCTGCTAGGGGGTCTGCTATTCCTTCGCCTACTGAGGGGATGGTGACGTATCGTTCTGATGATGACACTGTGGAGGTGTATAACGGGAGTTCGTTTGTTCCTGTGGGGCCTGGGCAGATTTTGCAGGTTGTATCTGCAGCCAGAACATCACCGTTCACCACGGCCTCCACTACGTTGACAGATGTAACAGACCTTTCGGTTTCGATTACGCCAGCGTCAACGGCTAACGATGTACTGGTGCTTGTGAATGTTTCTGCTGTGCTCAACGGAGCAACTAACCAATTTGGGCAACTAACTGTCACGGATGGCTCAGACAACATCATTCTTGGTGCGGCCTCCCCTGGGTCAAGGTCAGTTGCCTTTAGTCAAGCTTACAATTCTTCTTCGCAAAGCGCTGTGGGGGATATGTCTACTCACAGCTTTATGCTTTTGCACTCTCCTGCTACAACCTCTGCGTTTACTTATAAGGTGCGCGCAAAAGTTTCCGGTGACACCATGTATGTGAACAGAAACGTTGATGATTCCGACGCCGTTGCCCGTATGCGTGGAGTTTCTACAATTACCGTCATGGAGGTGGCTGGCTAATGGATATTGCAATGATTTTGACACGCAAGTATGTGGGTGCTGAGTGGACTCTAAGCGGTGACGATTACACTGGCCTGACTTGGCTCTCTGAGGGTGATGCACCTACTGAGGCACAGTTGAAGAAACTGTGGCCTACAGTGCAGGCAGAAATTGAGGCGGAGAAGCAGGCAAAGATTGATGCTCGCCTTTCTGCCATCTCGAAACTTGAGGCACTGGGTTTGACTGTGGATGAGGTGCAGGCAGCGTTTGGGTTGAGCGCTAATGTCTGACGATTGGTACAACGCAAGCCTGTGTGAGGATTGGCTGACTCAGCAACGCCTTGAAGAACAAGGCTGGTAGCTGATGAGGCTCTCACAGCCCTGGCCTGAAGGGTACTCTGTGAACGCTCGAAGCCCTTACGGGTGGAGGGTTCACCCTATTACGGGGAAGCGGAAGTTTCACCACGGGGTTGATGTGGCGCTCCCTGTGGGTACACCGCTGACAGCTCCGGCTGATGGTGTTGTGGTGAAGAAAGGCAACGGGCCTTCTGGTGGTGTGACCTTGATTCTGAAGCATGAGGACAACCGGCACACTGTCTACTATCACCTGCAGAAGCCTTCACATTTGGCTAAGGGTGCTCAGGTGAAACGCGGTGACTTAATAGGATTTTCCGGAAACACCGGCGCTAGCACAGGACCCCATCTCCATATGGAACTGAGGCGCTCAGCACGTTGGGGTGACACGGTAGATCCCATGCCCTACCTCCAGGCAGAAGAAACCCCTGAGCCGGTAAAGCCTGAGCCCGTGGA